GCACAGAGACTGTAGAAGCCAGTGCCGTGTTTGCTGTGACAACAGCAGGTGCTCCTAGTTTTACTTTAGGAACTGAGGTAGCAACTGGTGGGGCAGATGTGGATGTAACAAGTGCAGGTCAATTAACATTTAGTATTGGTGATGAAACAGCTTTTGGAGAAGCTTTTCAAAATCTTATATCATTATCTGTCGGTGAACCAGATTTCTTTATTTGGAGTGAAATAGATGATAGTATGACAGCATCATATACGGACGTAGAACCAGGATCAACGGATTAAGGAGATAAAATGGCATCAACATATTCAAGTTCATTAAATTTAGAACTACAGGCAACTGGTGAAAACTCGGGATCTTGGGGTACTAAAACAAATAACAATTTACAAAAATTAGAATCAGCAATTAAGGGTTACGTATCTGTAGCAATCGCAAGTACAACAGATTCACTAACAGCAACAGACGGTACGACAGCAGATGAACAAAGTAACGCTATTATAAAATTAACAGGCACACTATCTGGCGATACTACAATACAGTGTGAAGCTGTGGAAACATGGTACATTGTTGACAATGCAACAACCATGGGCAACAACACTTTAGGTTTTAAACCTGCAGGTGGAACAGCAGCAAATCTTGTAGCAGGATCAAAACACATTTTATATACGGATGGTTCTACCATGTTTGATGTGTTGGCTGATGCTGGTAATATAACTGCAAATGGAACATTAGCAGTAGCTGGCAATGTGTCACTTGACGGAGGCACGTTTGTATTTAACGAATCATCTGCTGACCTTGATTTTAGAATTGAAGGTAACGGTGATGCAAACTTATTATTTACAGATGCAGGTAACGACCGTGTTGGTATAAAAACAAACTCACCTTCTACTGAATTAGATGTTGTTGGTGGTGTAAAAGCAACTGGTAACGTTGACTTTGATGGCGGTAGTTTTACATTTAATGATTCTAGTGCGTCTCTTGATTTTAGAATAGAAACAAATACATTAACACACGCTTTCTTTGCCGATGGTTCTGCTGATAAAATAGGTTTTGGAACATCTTCTCCAACAAGTGCGCTTGTAACTATTAATCAAGCAAATTCTTCTGGAGCTGTTGCTTGTTTAACTTTAGATCAAGATGATACAGATCAAGAGTTTATAAGATTTGACGGCACAAGTGGATCAGATCAAACAAAAAGTATTACCACAGATACAAGTGTAGGATCGCTAACAGGTCATATTCGTGTCAATATAAATGGCACAGATTACTGGATACCATTCTATGCCACTAACTAAACTACAAATTGCCCCAGGCATAGATAAACAAAACACCGAGTACGGTGCAGAAGGTAGATGGGTAGATGGCGATAATATTCGTTTTCGTTATGGTCAACCAGAAAAAATAGGTGGTTGGGAAAAAGTAACAAGTGATGCATTGCTTGGTGCTACTCGTGCTATACTAACTTACTCAGATCTTAAAGGTGTAAACTATGCTGTATATGGTACAAACAAAAAATTATACGCATACTCAGAGGGTAGCTACGCCGACATCACACCTACACGTGCTACTGGCACAGGTAACATAACACAGTTTGAAACAACAAACGGATCTACTTCTGTAATTGTAACTGATTCTAGCCACGGTGCACTGATAGGTGATTTTGTTACAATAGCTAGTGTAAGTGGTGCCGTGGGGGGTATATCAGCAGCAAATTTACAAGGTGAGTTTGAGATACAAACAGTTCCTACTGGTAATACTTATACAATAATTGCCGGTGCTGCAGCTAGTTCTGATGCAACTGGCGCTACAGCTAACGCTACCTACCAAATAAACACAGGATTACCTACATCTATATATGGATATGGGTGGGGTGCTGGTACTTGGAACGCATCAACATGGGATTCTTCCCGTGAAGGTTTAACAGGTGCTGATGGTGTTTTATTACAATCTGGTAAATGGGCTTTAGATAACTGGGGTGAAGATGTATTAGCACAACAATTTAATGGTAGTCTTTATTATTGGGACACTTCAAGTGGATTATCAAGTAATTTAGCAGCAAGAACTAATGTTGCTAATGCGCCAACTAAATCTAGATTTATGTTAGTATCTGGTGATGATAGGCACGTTATTTGTTTTGGAACAGAAACAACCATAGGCACATCATCTACACAAGATAATATGTTTATACGTTTTTCAGATCAAGAAGATCCGGCAACATGGACACCAACCGCTACTAACACAGCTGGATCACAGAGACTTACAGATGGTAATCAAATAAATGCAGCTGTTAGATCTAGAGGTGTTATATTAATTTACACTGATACTGCTTTATATCAAATGCAATTTATTGGCCCACCTTTTACTTTTGGATTTAGACAACTAGGTACAAACTGTGGAGCTGTAGGTATCAATGCTGCAGTAGATGTAAACGGTATAGCATACTGGATGGGTAATGATTCTTTTTTCTTATTTGATGGTGCAGTTAAAAAAATACCGTGTAGTGTGCAAGATTATGTTTTTGATGACATAAACAACAACGCATTGGGTGATGTATTCTGTGCTGTTAATTCTGATTTTAATGAAGTAATATGGTTTTATCCATCTAAGAATTCCACACAAATAGATAGAAACGTGACATACAATTATGCTGAAAAGATATGGTACATAGGAACATTAGCACGTAGCTCTTGGGCAGATCGTGGTGTGTATTCAAATCCATACGCAGCAGAGTTTGAAGCTGGTGCTACCACTGATACTATATCTACAATTAATGGCGTTAAAGAAGGAAGAACACTTATATATTTACATGAAGAAGGTGTGAACAACGATGGTGCAGCAATGAATTGTCATATAGAATCAGGTGATATTGATGTTGGTGATGGTGATCAATTTTTATCTATATCTAGATTTATACCTGATTTTAAAAATCAAACAGGTGAGGTAGATGTAACAGTAAAATCAAGACCATATCCATCGGCCACACAAAAAACACACGGACCTTTTACTATAACAACAAGCACAACAAAACAAGACACACGTATACGAGGCAGACAACTTGCACTGCGTGTATCAAGTGATGCTGTTGATGATAAGTGGCGTTATGGCACACTTAGAGTTGACGGTAAACCAGATGGTATGAGGGGTGGATAATGACTAAGATAACAATACCTATAATACCACAGGCAAGAGAAGAATATGATCAATCTCAAATGTCACAAATGGTACAGACATTAGAACAATTAATTTTTGCACTAAATAACACATATACTTCAGAACCACTTAGAGATGAATCTGAAGCTGTAACTTGGTTTTTATCGTAATGGCAAACGTATACACAAATTATAAAGTAGTTTTATCAACGACAAATTTAACAACATTGTATACTGTGCCTGCACAAACAACAGCTATAATAAAGTCTGTGCGTGTGGCTAATGTCGATGCTTCTAATAATTGTGAGGTATCTTTGTATTTAGTAGATACAGATAGCACAAGTTTCACTCTACAATTAAGTAGAGATATAGAAAGTAAAACAACACAAGAACTCTTGGCTGCAGGTAATTCAAGCCAGTTTTCTGCCGATTCTTCTACTAGTTCTCTCGCACCTTTGATAGCGAAAGAATCAGAGATAATCAAAATACAAGCAGAAAACGCTAATGATTTACATGTTGTTCTTAGTGTGTTAGAGATAAGTTAATCATTGCATAAAGGATAAAAAATGGCTATAAAAGACGACATTACCGTGATTGCAGGAAGTACAATTCCTAAAATTGACGTAGAAACAAATACTGTCATAAAGCACGCAACTACAGGGAAAGTCTATGCTGATGAAAAAGAAGCAGATGATGATATAAATGACCCTGCAACTAGCACAAAAAAAGAAGATATTAAACGCGATGTGGCAATTCAAGTTAACAAATTGCCAGACATATTCGGAGGCAGTTCGTAATGGCATTTAGAAAACCAGAAGAAAGAAGGAGTAGCCCTTCATTAGGATACAGGCTATCAAGCAACAGACAACCAGGTGTAGAAATAGCAAACAACAGAATGCCTTCAAGACCTATGCCTAGATTTAGTCCAGAGGATATGCCATATCAAATGCCAATACCGGCACCAATGCCAAGACCTATGCCAATGCCAATGCCAGGACCAATGGAACCTTTTAGACCTCCGCCAGGTATGAATCCTATGAGGCCAATGATGAGTCCTCGGCCAGAAAGGGGATTGCCATTACAAAAACCAGAATCTTTTACTGGTTTAGATATGTTAGGAAGACCTGATTTAGCATTTAAATATTCTCATATGGAACCTGGTAGAGAAGAAAGTTTTTTTGGTTCTCCTGAAGATGCATCAATTCGTGGTACTTATAGAAGAACGGAAGACGCTCGTCCTAGTAATAGATTATATGATGAATACGGATATTTAGAGGGTGCTCCACGTCAAAGAACAACTTTTTCAGAAGGTTCTATAAATCCTAATCAATTTAATAAAATGTATGGTGGAGGTTATGATGATGCAATTTTTAGAACAGTAGACCCTAACACTAATCAAATAGAACAATTTCCTATGGCTGGAGGCATGGAACAAGCAGCAGTTGATCCTTCAGATTACAGAACAATATTAAAAATGATAGAAGCAGGTTTAGATCCAGACGATTACATGGCAGCAAACCGTGGCGGAATAGCGAGTTTATTAAGATAGTATGGGATTTTTAAGTAAATTAATGAAGAACCCGATAGTGCAAATGGCACTACCAATGGCGCTTACTGCAGTTGCAGGACCAGCATTTGGTGCACTAGGTGGTAAAATGAGTTTATTTAAAAATATGTCACCGCTTATGGCCAATGCATTAAAACAAACAGCACTTGGTTATGGTACAGCAGCACTCAGTGGATCAAGAAGACCAGCTCAAGCAGCAATGGCAGCAGGCCTTACGTCAATACCGTTTTCATATTTAAGCGCAGCAAATGCAGCAAAAGGATTTAACGCAGCAAATGCAGGTGCTACAACACAAGAAGCACTAAGACCACAATCAGTTATGAAAAAAATACCTTTTGATCAAGTTGATGTTGATCAAGGTTTCTTTATGCCATCTCAAACACCAACAACAGTTATGGCACCAACGACAGTGCCTTACACAGCACCGACAGTATCTGCACAAGATATTTTATTTGGTAGAATGCCGGAGTCAGCTATGATGGGTCCATCATCACTTAATCAATACGCAGGTAATCAAGCTGATGCTATGCCAGGATTTACTAGAACATTAAATCCAAACGCAACAGGCGCTGCAGATCAATTTGTATTTTCACAAGAAGTGCCAGGCAAAGCATTAACAATGCCTGATGCAGATATATTTAGTAAAGCAGTATTGACTGAAGATGGCTTACCAACAGGTAGATTTGAAACAAACTTCTTACCTACAGCAGTATCACAAGCAGCAGGATTATATGCAGGACGTGATACACCGGAAGAAGAATTTGAAGCAGCTAAACGTAGAAGAAGAAAAGAATTAGCATTCTTATACGGTGTTGATGAAAGTCTGATAGAAGGTGAGATGGACAATCCATTTTATCAAGGATCTTTTATGAACACTGGAGGAATAGCAACATTAAACATGGACATGGGTGGCGACGTCAGTGGCCCAGGTGGTCCTAAAGACGATATGATTGATGCAAAACTATCTGACGGCGAGTTTGTCATGACGGCAAAGGCAGTAGAAAACTTTGGCAATGGTAGTCGTATGGAAGGGGCAAAAAGAATGTATAAAATGATGAATAAACTAGATCCAGAGTCTGAAAAAATGAGTGAGGTATAAATGGCAAAAGGTAAATTATTAAAAGCAGGTGTTAAAAAATTAGCTAGTTTTGGTAAAAAAACTAAGCCTTATGCAAAATTTAAAAGTAAACAAGCTGAAATAGCAAAACGTAAAGCTAAATTAATGGGCGAACCTATGCCCACTAAAGCGGCAAAGAAACCAGGATTTAAAACTGGTGCTGTAACTGGTGTTGCAGCAACTTATGGCGCACAAAAAATAAAAAGTAAAAGTGCAGAGGCAGAAGATAAAAAACGAACAACAAAAAAAACCGCTGATGAGTTATATAAAAAACAAAAAGAGAAACAAAAAAAGTATAGGGAGAAAAAAGGGAAGTAATGAAATGGAGGTTCGTAGAACCTCAAGATTATAAGTGGGTCATTGCTGCTAGCAAAGATCACCACAAGGAATCTGACTGGAGTGAGGTAGAGTATAACGATGTCAAAGCTAAACGATACTTTGATGTTGCAATAAAAGATCCAAATTATTTTGCGATCCTTGTTGAAAAAGGTGACAAAAGAATTGGATTTATGGCTGGAAGAATACTAGAGTATTCTTATAGTTACGAAACATTTGCAAAGGAACTAGAATTGTATGTAGATCCTAAGCATAGAAACGGAATGGCAGGAATATTTATGATGAAAAAATTTATGGATTGGGCTAAGATAAGAGGAGTACGTGAAGTTCTTTTTGAGCCACGCCTTTCTGATAACGCAGTAAAAAAATTTGACGCGATGGCAAAACGTCTAGGTATGGAACATTTTGCGAACGCATATAGGAGAAGATTTGTATGAGTTTTGGTTCAGGCGATAGTCCACAGAATACACAGTTTCAGACAACGTATCAACGTGACGCGCCACAAATAGAAGCAGCTAAGCTAGGCTTAATGGATGCCGCAAAAGAATATACCATGTTTGGTATGAGTCCTTTTGAAGCTGTTGATCCAACTTTAAAACCAGGTGAAGAAGGCTACGGCGAATACAAATACACTGGCACTGACGGCAAATATGCCGAAGGCACAAAGTATTCTGATCTTACAAGAGAACAGAGAATGCGTGAGGGACAAGTTGATATACCTACACAAGGTGTGGCAGGATTTGACCCAATGCAACAACAAGCTTTTCAACAAGCACAAGCTGGCATTGGTGCATACCAACCTTTTTTAAACCAGTCAACACAACTAACACAATTAGCAACACAAGCATATGACCCTTCATCATACAAACAATACATGAATCCATTTCAAGATGAAGTTATTGCAGGCATAGAACAACAATTTGAAAAAGCTAGAAACCAAGCAACGGCACAAGCAGGATCTTCTGCTTTTGGGGAACGTGCAGATGTAAGTTTAGCAGAATTATCTAGGCAACAAGCACAAGCTGTAGGGCAAGCGCAAGCACAAAATTACGGACAAGCGCAACAAATGGCGCAACAAAGATTTGACAATCAAATGGGGAGATACGGAGCAGCAGCTCAACAAATGGCTGGTCTTGGTGGTCAGACGCAACAACAAGGATTAACAGATGTTGGATCTCTAATGTCTGCTGGTTCGGTACAACAGCAACGTCAACAACAGTTAACGGATGCACAGTACCAACAACAGTTGCAACAAATTTACGAACCATACCAACGACTAGGATTTACTTCTGATATCTATCAAGGTAATGTACCATCTGGAGCCATGGCTATATCAATGGGAACTGCACCAGGCAGCAATCCATTGGCGCAGACTGTAGGAGCTGGAATTTCAGGTCTCGCTGCATATCAGGGCTATCAAAACATGACAGGGTAGGAAATGAATCCATTTCTTCGACCATTATTTAAACCTATTATTAATAAAGCTGCAAGAGCTGCATACAAAATGCAAGGCACTGCAGAAGAAGCTGCTAGTAAAGCATTTGAAAAGGCTAGACCTTACGCAAAAAATTACATGGACGCCGCAGCTGGTAACCAAGGTAGATTTAAACAAGGTGTTGCACTAGGTGGACCACTAGCCGCTTACGGTGCTTTTCCGGAAAGAACTACTACACCCGAAAGAGACGATGCAGTTAAACAAGAAGACCCAACAATAACACCTCCAACACAAGAAGATGATATATTTGTTGATGAGAATCAAGAAAAAGTTTCTGAAGATATAGAAATAAGTGAAGAGGTAAATGCAACTAATGACCAAGCAGACAATGCAGAAGCTAATACAAAAGCTGTAGTAGATTCTACTAACGCATACGCAGGGTTAATTGAGAACGAAAGCCTTACAAGAATAGAAGGGTATAAAGATATTATAAGACAGATAATGGGTGACGGTGACGGCGCACAACAAATGCAAAGCACTGCACTATTAATGCAACTAGGATCAGCACTTATGTCCGGTAAGTCCTTGGACCCAGGTCTAAAAGGTTTTATGGATATTGTAGGACAAGCAGGGATGCAAGTTGCACCGACACTATTTCAAATGGGTGTAGAAAAAGGCAAGGCGGAGCGTGAAATAGGAGCAGCAGCTCTTAACATGTACATGTCAGAGCTTGATAAGATGCAAGATAGAAGTGGACCTTTTACTGTTGTCTATGAAAATTTATACAAAACAGATAAAGATGGGGGAATAATGTACGGACCAAATGGTGATCCAATTAAAACAGGGTCACGAAGAGTGCAAACTTTCTATCGTAAGAGTCCAGAGATACAAAACTTTATGAACATGAATAGTCAATTAGGATATGACAGATTTACATTTGTAGATACATCAGCATCAAAAGAAGGAATGAATGTTGCTGGGTACGGTGGAGGCACTGCACAATTTCAAACTAGTGCTGCACAAGCTGATCAATTAAAATATTCTAAATATTTAAAACGTACACTTGATACGATGGCTGATTACATTATGCCTATATTAATAGACCAGAAAGATGTGGTGGCAGGTGCAATTGGAGAAATTGGTAGATACGTTGGACCTAAAGTATCTTTGCTTAATCAACTAATGAGCACAGCTGTTAATGAAAGTGGTGACTTAAAACAATTTGAACAACAAGCATTTGATTTTGCAAAAGAAATAACTGTACCAGAAAGAGCCACTTACCAAATGGATATAGGTGGAGGCAATACTATTGGTGTATTTGTGGACACAGGAAACAAGTACGGACAAAACGAAGGTGCTAGATATTCTGATGATGGTAAAGAAATGCTTGATCCAGGCACGCCAGCAGAAATTGTAGTGTGGGATGACATGAAAATGATTCTTGAAAACCCTAATCGTTCTGCATTGATGACTTTTGAAACAACACTTGGTCTTGCACTTGCAAGAGACAGACAGCCAACTGGTCGTATGTTAGCAGACGTTCTTCGTAGATCATTTGCAGAAACAAGAATGACTGGTTTCGGTGGCACAACAGCTACTGATCCAAATCAGGTAATAGAAAACTATGCATTTATATTTAACCAACTATCTAAAAACATGGCTGGTGCTTTAGAAGGTGCAGGGTTAACAAGTGATTACGATAAATCACAACAGTTTGGATTAACATATGCACCTGATGATTTTAAAATTAAAGGTTTAGATAAATTTTCTAACTCTTATTACATGTTAAGACACAACGATAAAACGAATTTCTTTAAGCATGATATTGAAGGTGCAGAATTGTACGGCGCATACGCACAATCAGTAAGAGGCGGTTTAAACGCTGACCACAATGAAAACAAACAAAGTAGTGAAGATATTAAAAACAGTTACTTGGAGCAACTTGAATAATGGCAACTAAAAATTCAGTGCAAGCTTTTAATGAAGCTGTAAGACCTTTATACGAACACAAAACTGCCTACACAGCAGAGAAAGGATTTACAGGAGAGACAACTGAGGGTGGCGTTCCACAGTCAATAGAAAGACAAAGAATAATGGAGGGCAGACAAGCTATTGATACAGTTCTTGATGTCCCTATGGCAGCAATTGGTTCTGCTTGGAATATACCATTTGGTAAAACAGGATGGCGTTACGGAAAAGATAACTGGATTTTACAATCCAAAGCAGACAAAGAGTTACGAAAAACAGAATTACAAAACGCAAGAAATTACCGTGAAAGAAGAGACCGTGTAAGAGACGACATCTTAGAAATAGCACAAGCTGCAAAACTTAAATACGAAGCAACAGGCGATAACAAATTTTTAGATCTAGCTACACAAGCAACAAATGATTTACTTGCTAACGAAG